TGTTTGAGTATCAGGAACGCTAAAAAATTCATCAGCCATTTTTTTGCTCTTTCTCTGATTTTAAACGCTGGTTAAAAACCTCGACCTTATGGCCGTGTGTTTTCAATTGAGCGGTTGTCAACTCCACAATTTCGCCTGGCACATATGGCTCTGGGCGCAATCCGTGAATATAAAAATTATCTCGAATTTTATATTGCATAGTTCACCTAAATCTTAGGGGTGGCCCGTAAGCCACCCCCTCAATTTCAGACCAATTAGGCAGTCAGGGCGTCAGTGATCGCGCTGAAGGATGCCGCATGGCGAACCGCAATATCAACCGACTGAAGAGCGCGGATGTCGATAGAGCCGGAATTAAAGCCAGTGCCATAAGGATTGGCAAGCACTTCAAGAACACCAAACTCGCCAATGATCAGTTCATTCCAAGCGCCATAAATGACGGTAGAGCAAACGCCAGACGAGGTGCCTTTAGTGCCGGTAGAAGACACTTGATTGGAACGAGCGACTGGATAACCGTTGATTTCACCTGGGGTGCCAGATTGTGCGCCGACGCTGGAGCCGGTCCACAGATATTGACCCGTGGTAGACTTCAGCTTCTTCAGAGCACCAACCGCCTTAGCATTGGTCAGGTAGGCTAGGTTCGTGTCAGGACCATTTGCATTAGTGACAGCGGTTTCCAGATCAATAAGTTGATCAATAGTAATTGCTGCACCGTTCGTGCCACCAACAACCGAACCAATACCAGAGGTGTTTAGAATACCGCGAGGCTGGTTGGAAGCGCCAGTGCCGGAAATGGCAGCAAGGTCAATGCCAAGAGCGATCTGCGTGGCAAGATCGTTACGAACCAAAACCTCAATGTCAGGCGTGGACTGCATCATCATCAGTCGGGACATTTGCGAACGGGCACCCAGCGTCTTGGGGGACAGGCTGATCTTGTCGAAAGTGCCCTCAGCCTGAGTAACGTCGCCAGCTTCGGCAACCCAGTAGGTCGAGGTGGCGGCAGTCTGACGAGGAATGTCAACATTGCCGGTAAGACCAGACAACATCTGCGCGCCCAACTGAACGACACGAGCCTTGTTACGCAACAGTTCGATGAACGAGCCGGACAAAAGGTTGGTTGCAACCAGGGTGCCGCCGGTCGTGCCAGAACCAGCCGTACCGACAGCATAAGCTGCACGATCCATAGTGATGTTCATTGGCATGAAGAAACCGGGGGTATCCTTACCGGTGCGCTTGGCAATGGCCTCGGAACAGCTACGCTCAAACCCAGCCTCTTTCCAGTTGCCGGTAACCTGAGCGCGGATCGCGTTAACAAGCGAATAAGACCGCTTTTCATTGTCGGTCAGGCTTAGGTCGGCAGCATTTTCAACAACAGGATTTTGAGGACCGGCAATTTCCATAAATGCAGTCTTGGCATCATCAAGAGAGCGGCCACCTTCAATCAGTTGGCGGGCAAGGTCTGCGTTTTTAAAACGCTTACCAAATGCGTTAATCGTATCGATACGGGCGCGTTCGGCATAAGCCGCTTCGGCGCGTACCGCAGACATATCGACCACGGGGGCCGCAGCGGCTTCAGTCATAACTTCAATTTCCTTGTGCTTTTGGGGTGCGTTACCGCGTACAACAACGTCGCGGCTATCCTCTGTTTCAGAGCGACCGATACCGACCGATTGGTCAGCAGGTATTGAAACAAGAGAAACTTCAAGCGGCGACCAAGAGGTTGCCGTGTAGGTTGGCTTTCCGTCTCGGACAGCTTCAACCATTTCATTAATTCGGTATCCGAAACTCACATTACGAATAATGCCCGCCCGAACATCGTTAAGAACCTGCTCGGCCATTGGAGATGTGCCAAACCGAACAGTGGCATAGCCACGCTTGTCGGTTCCGATCCTGGCGCTCTCAACCACTCCAATCATTTGATTGGCGTCATGGTTCCAGAGCAGCGGAGCCGCATCGTTCAATCGAGTAAGGTCAGCTGTGCCAGGGTCGTGCGAAAGAACCTCATCGCCAAACCAGCGTTCAACTGGGGTTTCAGAAGAAAACGCAAATTCTAAGGTTCGCGCTTCACTATTCACTTCAAGAGAAGACTGTTGCCCGCGAGTAAGTGCGGGCAGTGCCAACTTCCTCAATTCAACATTTTGGGTCACTAAGCAGACACCTATACAAAACCAATAAACGCATTATGCCAGATTGCGCGGATTACGCAATATCTTGTACCTCTGTATCAGATGAACCACTAGATGTGGTATCTTCAGGATCATCCTCAACAGGTACGGGTTGTGCTTGACCCTGCTCACTAACCAATTCTGGGTCCGTATCGAACACAAGTTCTAACTCATCACAGAGGTCATTTTCGCGAGCACGGGTGTAAGCCAATTCTTCAAAGTCGCCGCCGTTCTGGGCAATAACGTCAGTCAAAGTCATGAAGCCACTACGAACAGCGGTTTTGTAGGCTGAGATTTCCTTGGCGGGATCAACCCATGCCCAGCCACGAGGTATCCAACGGACGTTTTCGTAACGGTCCCGATCCATCTCAAAGCCTGGAAGATTTAAAGTATTGGATAATGACGCCATTTCCAAAAACGCTTCCATCACGCGCTGGTGAAAGCTGTCAATCATCCAACTCTGCAATGCCCGCCAAGTGTCGCGGTCATCCAAAAGAGCCAAGCGAGATGAAGAGTAATTAGACTGGGAATAATCCCGCGACAAAGCTTCATAAGATACGCCAACCCCAGCAGCCACGCCGCGCAGCATATACCGCATAAACGGATCAAGCAGACCAGATGGGCGGTTGGGATTATGAGACGTGAAACTTTCGCCGGGTGCTAAAGTGCTGATTTTTCCAGGTTCAAATGCCGAGACCCGTTCATTGTCGATTACGCCCTCGCCCTCAAATTCAGGGTCTGGAGTGGTAATAAAGCCCATCTGACATGCACTAGCACGAGCAGCGATTACTTCTGCTTCTTCATAACCCGTCATATGACGCAAGCGGGTCATTGCAGATGAAAACCAAGGAATACCCCGCGTTTGACCGGGACGATCTTGTCTAAACAGATGGATGATTTCAGATGCCGGAACACGGGTGCGTGGGCGAATACCACCGGCTTGATTGTACTGATAATCGCCTGGATGGCTCTGGAAAAACCAATAAGCTACAGGTCGAAACCATTTATCGACCTCGACACCCATGCGGATTTGGTTTCCATTGTCATGGCTACCATTGTAGTTCTCATCGAGATAATCAGCCTCGATTATTTCTAGTGCCAATGGCACAGGTGATCGACCAAAAGATTGCCGAACAATCCGAACAAAAACTTCCCCGCTTTCCGCAACGGAACGGATCAATACTCGTTCAATCTCTGAAAAACACATAACACCGGCAGTATTGCAACTATCTGCCCGGCACCACTTTCTCCAAGCCGTCTCAATGGCTGTATTAGCGGAAGCATCCATTTTGCCAGCGCCTGGACCACGAGGACGAGTAACCTGCGCCTGTAGTTTTACGCCTTGGCCAATCACATTGTTCTGGATGGTACGCAGGGCATTAACAACGTAATCGTTATTACGGCCAAGTTCGCGGGTGCGGTTGCGAAGTGTTCGCAGCGCCATACGGCTTTCGGCGTCCTGAGATGTCGAGGACGCAATCCAGTCCGATAGCAACCTGCCGCCCTGTGCGCCGTTGTACTGCCTTTTGGCTGGGGGCGCTTTAGGTTTACTAAACGGCCACATTATGAAAACCTTACAAATACGTTTCTGGGGTCGCCAAGATTATTGGCAATCGACTGTGCTCGCCGCTCTTTAGAAACAACAAGTTTCAGGCTGCTTTCTAGTGCCAGCAATTCTGCAACACCTTCATACCGCAGACGACGAGTACCAATATAATACTCACTGATAACGCCACCAGAAATACGGGCGCGGATTGCTGATTGTACGTTAGCTAAGTCGATCTCAGCTTGAGTACGGCCATCAAAACCAGCAACAGCCGTCGCTAGGTTTTTAGTGATTGCAATTTGGCCATTGCCCAGAGTTACCTTGTCAGCACCCTTTGTGGCCGTGGCTTGCCAGTAATAATTTGGGGTTTGTGAACCCGTAGTTCCTGCCGTTAATGCCGAGGTCTGAATGGATGTTAGGGATGTTTCCCAGCCACCCTGAT